CAGGGCGCGGCCGTTTTCTCGGCGATCCATGCCCGGCTGCACGAATCGCAGTCTCGCGTGCTCAAGGTGCTGAGCCGGATCAACCGGTGGTACTTGGACGACATGCGCCGCGGCGAGGTGGTCGAGGACTTGGAGATCCGCCGGGAGGACTTCGCCCGGGTGACGGACGTGATCCCGGTGTCGGACCCGCACATCTTCAGCGAGACGCAGCGGATGGCCCAGACCCAGTCGGTCATGGCCATGATGGAGAAGCACCCGGACCTGTTCAACCGCCGGGCGGTGGTCATGCGCTTCCTGAAGCAGATCAAGGTGCCGGGCGTCAACGAACTGATGACGGACACGCCTGCGCCTGAGAAGCTGGATGCGGCCAACGAGAACGTGGCGATGACGATCGGTCAGTCGGCGTTCGCGTACCTGGAGCAGGACCACTTCTCGCACATCGTGACGCACCTGAAGTACGCCTCGGACCCGGTGTTCGGTGGCAACCCAATGATCGCGCCCAACGTGCTGCCGAAGATGATGGAGCACATCAAGCAGCACTTCGCGCTGTGGTATCTGGGCCGCATGAATGGGTATGTGACGCGGTCGCTGGGGCGCAAGGCTGATGACTATGCCGAGGCGGAGGATCCGGCCGAGATCGACAAGCTGTATGGTGCGGCGGCCGGCCATGTGGCGCTGGACGCTGAGGAGACGCTTGCTCAGACGATGCCGGTGATCCAGCAGATGGTCAAGACGCTGGAGCAGTTCAAGCCGAAGCCTGAGTTGACGCCGGACGGTCAGGTGCTGCTGCAGACGAGCATGGCCGAGACGCAGCGCAGGCAGGCGCGTGATCAGGCCGAGATGCAACTGAAAGCGGCCGACAATCAGGCCAAGCTGCAACTGGCGGCACAGAAGCAGATGGACGAGAAGGACCTCGCCATTGAGGAACTGCAGTTGAAGCTGGCCATCGCACAGGGTGACCAGGACACGAAGGAGCGCATCGAGACGGCCCGTTTGATGCGGGATGCGGCCCGGTTGAGGCATGACCAGGACAAGACCGTCATTGACTACTCAATGAAAGGAGCGCCAAGTGGCTACCAGTGATCAAGAGCAGAAGAGCGTTCTTGTGCCCCAGCACAAGCGCATGGCGATGGGCGCCAAGCTCGACGGCCAGTCGATGCAAGCGAAGGGTGAGTCCGGCAATGGCAAACCGGCGCAAGGAGGGCTGTCGCAGGCGAGCAAGAAGAAGTGAGGACGATCGGAGACCTGATCGGCGCGATTACGGCTAGGCAGGCTGAGATAGCCTCGTCCCTCGCTGTGGGAAATGCAGCGAACTGGGAGTCGTACCAGCGCATGATCGGACAGTACGCCGGGCTCGGAGAAGCCCTGGCGATCTTGAACAAACTGATGGAAGACGACGATGAGCGAGACGGGCGTGGCGCTTGACAGCGCCGAGATGGCTTGGGCATTCCCGAGCGTGGACCCTGGCGCGAAACCCCTTGGTGGCCGCATCTTGGTGCAACTGCGGCGAGCCAAGAAGAAGGCGACGAAGTCGGGAATCATCTTGGTCGCGGAGACCAAGGAGACCGAGAAGTGGCAGAACATGGTGGCCAAGGTCATTGAGATCGGGCCGCTGGCGTTCCGCAAGCGGGACTCGATGGAGCCCTGGCCGGAGGGAAGCTGGTGTGAAGCCGGCGACTACATCCGCGTGCCCAAGTGGGGCGGCGACCGTTGGGAGGTGAAGGTTCCGGGCGAGGATGACCTCGAAGACCCGGCGCTGTTCATGATCCTGAACGACCACGAGGTGATCGCCAAGGTCACCGGCAACCCGCTGGAGATGAAGGCATTCCTATGAGCACCGAGAAGCAAGACGAACAGATCGACGTGGTCGAGGAGAAGGACGGCAGCGCTGTCGTCGAACTCCCCGGTGACGTCGCACCGCCAGACGGCCAGGAAACGGCCCAGGAGGCCGCAGGAGACGACGGCGGTGACGTGGACAGGCCAGGGGACTCCGACGCCGTTCGGGAGGCTCGTAGGGCCCGCAGGCGTGCGAAGAAGGACCTCGTGCGCCGCACCAGTGAAGAGAAGGACCAGCGCCTGCAGATGCTGCAGCGCCAGAACCAGGAGCTCATGGAGCGCCTGTCTGTGGTCGAGCGCAAGACGCACTCTTCGGACCTTGCTCGCTTGGACAAGGCGATTGAGGAGGAGGAGCTTCGTTACCGCTACGCCGCGCAGAAGATGAAGGACGCCACGTCTGCATCTGACGGGGAGGCGTTCGGCCGTGCGCAGGAGATGTGGTACGAGGCCCGCCGCAAGATCGAGGCGATGAAGAGCCTGAAGGACCGTGCTGCCCAGGCTACCAAGCAGCAGGGCGCGGTCAATCCGCAGGTGACCCGGTTGGCGAATTCCTGGATGGATCGCAACGACTGGTATGACCCGTCGGGCAGTGACGAGGATACGGCGATCGCCAAGGTGGTCGACCGCAAACTCACCGAAGAGGGTTGGGATCCGGCGTCTCAGGACTACTGGGAGGAGCTCGACCGGCGTTTGCAAAAGCGTCTGCCGCATCGCTATACTGACTCTGTTGATGACCATTCTCGAAGGAGTAGGCCCCGCAGCGTGGTAACTGGATCGGGACGCGAGGTCGGTGGCGGCGCAAGCCGTTCGACTTTCGTGCTGTCACCTGAACAGGTGAGGGCGATGAAAGACGCCGGACTGTGGGATGACCCACAGAAACGGGCCAACATGATCAAGCGGTACGCGCAAGAAGCACGAAGCAGGAGCAACTGAAGATGGACGGTCGTCTCAAGAAATCTCTGTCCGCTGGCGGACGCGAAACTCGCGCAAGCGAGGACGTTGTACGGCAGGGCCCGGAGGAACAGTTTCACTCGGCACAGGAACGTCGCAGGATGTGGAGTGACGAGTGGACACAATCAGCGCTGCCGAAGGTCCCGGAAATGCCGGGATGGCACCTTTGCTGGCTATCGACAACCAACAGCTACGACAGCATCGACAAGCGGATCCGACTCGGTTACGTTCCCGTTCGCGCGGATGAGTTGCCTGGGTTTGAGAACTACAAGGTCAAGGCTGGCGAAGACGTCGGTTTCATCGCATGCAACGAGATGCGCCTGTACAAGCTCCCCATGGAGATTTACCAGGACGTCATGTTGCAGATGCACCATGAGAGGCCCATGGAAGAGGCGGACAAGATCCGCGTCCAAGTGGAAAACCTGCAGGGTGCGCGTGACAGCCGGGGCAAGAGCCTCGGTCAGGTCGAAGGTGAAGGCTTCGGCGATATGGATCGAAACGTCAAGACCCCGATGTTCATCGGGTGAGACATAGGAGAAACTCATGTCTGCTACGAGTGCTCCGTTCGGCCTGCGTCCCGCGTTCCATCCCAGTGGTCTGGACCGCGCACAGGCGCTCGCCAACGGAATTCAAGCGGTCAGCACGAGCGGCAACGTCTCGGCTGGCTACGCCACCACCATCCTCAAGGGCCAAGCGGTGAAGATGAACACCGCCGGCTACATTGAGATCGCCGGGTCGTCCGGTCCTCTGCTGGGCGCCTTCGCTGGCGTTGAGTGGACGGACTCGACCGGTCGGCGTCGGGTGTCGAACTACTGGCCTGCGAACGAGTCGTTCCTGGTCGGCTCGGTCGTCGCCTACTTCTACAGCGACCCGCAGATCGTCTACGAGATCCAGTCGGACGCAACGCTGTCTCAGTCGGCCATCGGTGACGAGGCCAACATCAGCAACGACACCGCTGGTTCCACGACCACCGGTCTGTCGCAGGCGACTCTGAGCGCCTCGCTGGTCGGCGCCAACGGTGAAGCGCAACTGCGCATCATCGACATCGCCCCGTATCCGGACAATGCGTGGGGTGACGACTATGTCATCGTGCGCGTCCAGATCGCGGAGCATCAGTACAACCAAGTGCGCGTGTCGGGTGCCAACTACACCCCGATCGCCATCTGAAGGAGGGCTGAGCCATGGCAGCTCCGATGAGAAGTACCGACTTTCGTTCGATCGTCGAACCGATCCTGAACGAATGCTTCGATGGCGTCTACGACCAGCGCACCGACGAGTGGTCGCGGGTTTTCCGCGAACAGCAGGGCATCCCGCGCAACTACCACGAAGAGCCTGTGCTCTACGGGTTCGGCGCGGCGCCGCAACTGCCGGACGGCACGCCTGTGTCGTACCAGCAGGGTGGTGTGCTGTTCCTGAAGCGCTACGTCTACAACGTGTACGGTCTGGCGTTCGCGCTGACCAAGGTGCTCGTTGAGGACGGCGACCACATCCGCATCGGGCAGGTGTATGCGCGTCACCTCGCGCAGAGCCTGATTGAGACGAAGGAGACGCTGTCGGCCAACGTGCTGAACCGCGCCTTCAACTCGTCCTACCCGGGCGGCGACGGCGTGCAACTGAACAGCAACGCCCACCCCATCGTCAACGGGACGTTCAGCAACCTGCTGACGACGGCCGCGAACCTCTCGCAGACGTCGCTGGAGCAGATGCTGATCCAGATCCGTCAGGCGGTGGACAACAACGGCAAGAAGATCCGTCTGGTGCCCCGCCAACTGGTGGTGGCCCCGGGCAACGTCTTCCAGGCCGAGGTGCTGCTGAAGTCGGTTCTGCGTGCCGGCAACGCCAACAACGACATCAACCCGATCAAGTCGATCGGTCTGCTGGACGAGGGCGCGGCGGTTCTGTCGCGTCTGACCTCGGCGACCGCATGGTGGGTCCAGACCGACGCGCCGGAGGGCATGAAGCTGCTGATGCGCCGGAAGCTGGAGAAGACCATGGAAGGCGATTTCGAGACCGATTCGATGCGCTACAAGGCCACCGAGCGGTACGACGTCGGCTTCACCGACCCGCGGGCGATGTACGGTACGCCGGGCGTCTGACGACCATCCGGGGGGCTTCGGCCCCCCTCTCTGACAAGGAGAGAGCGAGATGTCGAGTACCACTCGATTCCCGAATG